CCGCCATCAAGTGCGTGGACATTGGCGCACTTACAAATCAGGAAAGCGCGGTTGGGTGAGTGAATGTTGGAAAGGTGATGCAAGCAAAGGAACTGTTTTTAAAGACTATCAACTCAAGGAGAAGAACGCATGACTAAAGAAGAAGCCCTTGACACGGTCAAGTTGTTGTCGGCTTTGGAGTCTTGGGGATTCACTGTTAAAGAGAATTTCCCCGATTATCTGCGCGACGATTTGCATGAAGTCCAGCGTGTATTGCGGCGCATTATTTTAGGAGAAGAGAATGAACAAGCAGGAGATTGACGACATGATGAAAGACCTTCCGAGCCAACAATTACCAGAGGAGACCGTGTTGCAAAAGTTAATTATTGGTATAATGATGATAGCGTTTTTGATGTTCTGGATGTGGGTGCCAGACTTCACGCTGGATGAAGAAGACTGCATGAAGCAGAAGTCCAGCGCGTATGTCAAGAACCTATGTAGCGAAGCGCAAGCGAAATAAAACCGAGTCGGTTCTTGGCCCCAAAGGCCGAGGCCGACAATATCATCTGGCCTTAGAGGTCGTTGATGTAGGTGAGACAAGGCAATGGCCTTGATTGGTATTCCTATGCCCAAAGCATAGACTGGCGAACCATAAGCGAATCGATTACACTGCGATCAATTCGACACTATGGGGAATATGGGTCATGCCAGAAACACCGAAGGGGCCAAAGAGGCCCGCAAAGAACACTAGAGCGGCACAGGAGGCCGCGAAAGCCATTGGGAAGGCCAAGGTAGCCTCGAAGGCTTCAAAGGCTCCTACGCCCGCAAATAAACCCAAGCCAACACCACGCAGAGTATTCGACCAGCGTATAGCAGACATGATCTGCATAGGGCTGAGTGAGGGGATGAGCCTGCGTCAGATACTGAGGGCTGACACTACGGGAGTGCTTCCTGCGCAGAGTACGGTGTACGACTGGTTGTTGCGCCACCCTGACTTCGCGGAGCAATATGCGCGTGCGCGTGAAGAGCAGGCCGACACCAACGCCGACGAGATACTGTCCATCGCTGACGAGATGCCGCCTGAGTACACCGACGACAAGGGCCGCACCAGCCTTGACCAGACTTACCTTGCTTGGCAGAAGCAACGCATTGAAGCCCGCAAGTGGACGGCCATGAAACTCAAGCCAAAGAAGTACGGCGACAAGTTGGGACTGCACGGCGTGGAGGGTGCCGCGCCCATTGCGACGCAGGATGCCACGGCCAGCAAGTTCGAGGAGATCATCCGCAACATGGAGATGACCAAGCGTGCTGGCTGACCTGTTCGATGACCAGACATCGGCTGAGTTCGAGACTCTGCCCGAACATAACCGAATCGCTTTCATCGCGCACGCTCAGTGGATAGCCAAGGCGCACGCCTACCAGATACCGCCAGACCTGCATTTGGATTACCGAGTTTTCTTGATGCTTGCGGGGCGCGGGGCGGGTAAGACGCGGTCAGCCGCCGAGGCTTTGTGGTGGTGGGCGTGGACTCACCCTGAGACCATGAGCATCGTGCTGGCCCCTACCAGTGGTGACTTGAAGTTCACCTGCTTTGAAGGGCCGTCAGGATTGCTTGCCTGCATCCCTGAAGCATTGGTGACCGACTACAACAAGCAAGACCACCTGATCAAGTTGAGCAACGGCTCCAAGATCAGGGGCGTGTCTGCTGACTCGTATGACCGCCTGCGCGGTATTAACTCGTCCTTCGTGTGGTGTGACGAGTTGGCCGCATTCAACTACCTCGGCCCGAACGAGGCGTGGGACAACATGATGCTTGGCCTGCGTATCAAGCCAGACGACAAGCCCCACAGCCAGCCTCGTGTGATCGTGACCACGACACCGCGCCCCAAGGACTTGATCCTTGATCTGGTGGGTCGTGAGGGTGACGATGTGGTGGTGTCCCGCGCCAGCACCTTCGACAACGCCAAGAACCTCGACAAGGCATTCCAGCGGCAGTTGGACTCATACAAGGGTAGCAAACTGTACGAGCAGGAAGTGCTGGGCCAGATCGTTGACCTCGAAGATGGCAAGGTGGTGAGCCGCGATATGTTCAAACTGTGGCCTGCGCACAAGCCCTTCCCCAAGTTCGAGTACATTGTGCAAAGTTATGACTGCGCCTTCAGTGAGAAGGAACACAACGACCCGACGGCCATGACCACATGGGGCGTGTTCAAGCCCCTAGACGGGCCTATGAGCGTGCTTTTGATCGACTGCTGGGCTGAACACCTGTCCTTCCCTAAACTCAAGCCCAAGGTGCTGGAGGAGTGGCGTGTGTCCTATGGTGAGGGGCGCGATGCCAAGCGGCCAGACCTGATCCTCGTGGAGGACAAGGCGGCAGGCATCTCCCTGATCCAAGAGTTGCGCTATGCCCACCTGCCCGTGCGTGCCTACAACCCGGGTCGTGCTGACAAGATGCAACGCCTCCAGATCACCGCGTCGATCTTCGCGACTGGCCGTGTCTGGTTGCCTGAGTCCGATACCCACAAGGGCTATGTCAGGAGTTGGGCCGAGGGCTTCCTGTCCCAGATATGCGCGTTCCCTGATGCGGCTCACGATGACTATGTCGATAGCGCAACGCAAGCGATTCGGTTATTGAAGGACATGAACTGGCTCGACATCAATCCAGAACCGCCTGATAATGACGATGATTATTTAGAATTCACTCAAGCCAAGCGGGTCAACCCCTACTCGGCGTAAGGAACAACATGGCAGACCCAACCAAGGCGATCAAAGGCGGATTGAGTGCAATACGCAATGCAAGCCGTGCGGCTGATCAGGCGCTGGAAGCCAAGAGGCTGGCGCTGGAGGCGGCTAACCCTCCCATCAAGGCGTCGGAGGCTTACGGCCAGCATGAGGGCGCGTACATGAAGCCGATCTTCTATGACCGCATGAGGGTTGATCTGTCTAAGGGCAAGAAGGGTGGCCCCGGGTTCTCTGGCATTCAGTTGGTAGACCCTAACTACGCCGATGCTAAAGCGGCGGCAGGCGTGACCGACCAGAAGATGGCAACGCGTATCCTGAACCGCAACAAGGCTGGCGTGCCCGCAGGTGCCAAGGTGATCTGGACGCCATCAGTGGGTGGCCTCGAACAACACAAGTCCAACTCCACCATGTTCGGTGAGTTCGCTGACATCTTTGCCAACCAGCGCAAGAATATGTCGAACGAGGAAATTCAGAAGTTGAGTGACCGCGCCAGCAATGCGGTGGACAACAAGGGCAAGTTGATCTTCCCCAACGGCATTGACTTGGGTTCGCGTAACTTCCGACAGCAGGTCAAGACTTATGACCAGCGCGGCTTAATGGCTGACATCTTTGCTGGCCGTGGTGTGGGTGGTGAGAAGGGCCGCACGGTGCCCGTGGAGGATTTGCTTGAAAAGAACATCGACCCCAATGTGGCAAACGCTGGCACGCTCGATTTGGGTAATAGGCTGTTCAGGCTTGAGGGCGATGTCATTGACCGCCCTGACCTGCACAGCGACTACCGCAAGATTTTGACTGGCGAAGACCTTGGCGTGAACTACATCCCCGTGCCAATCAGAGAGGTGTACTACGACTGGGAAGCGCAGAAGGCGCTGGACTTGGCCGCGCAAGGTAAGAACCGTGGCGTGACGCTGATGGACTACACCAAGAACGACCCAACGGTGCAGTTGACCGAAGAGTTGCTGACCAAGATGCAGAAGGCAGGAAAGAAGGCTGGCGGTGCTGTGAACCGCACAGAGTCCCCAGAAGACATGGCCCGTTTCCAAAAGCGATTTGCTATGCACAAAGCCATCGGTGGCCGCGTCAGTAAACAGCCAATCAAGATGGCAAACGGTGGCGCTACGCGTGTGCCGCCTAAAAAGACAGAGGGCTTTGTAGAAGAAGCGCCAAAGAGCAAAAGCATCTTTGACACGGTTCGTCAAGCGGTTCGTCAAGTGCCAAAAGTTGCAACAAGCCCGCTTGGTGTTGGTCTAAATGCAGGCTATGCAGGATACAAATATTTGACGGGAGAAGACCCGCTTGAAGATTTGAGAAAACAACTTGATGCTAAGTTGAATCCACCAATAGATACAGGCTCTGCGCCTGCTCAACAGTTTGAAAAGTTTGCCAAAGGCGGTGTCGCTGGACAAGAGTCACCAGCAGATATGGCGCGCTTCAAGAAACGGTTTGTCATGCACAAAGCCCTTGGCGGTGCAGTCAAGAAGCCCCAGAAGTTTGACGGTGGCGGCATTGCATCCCCAGAGGAAAGTTCTGCCCCACCTGAAAGTCAGCCAACCAAGGCTGGCCTGATGGCTGAGTTCCTTGCAAAGATGGCAAAGGATCAAGGCAAAGAGGAGTTGTCCAGCCTAAAAAAGCCACGCGCCCTCACGGATTTGCTTAACCGTGGCGTGCTGGCGAACAATCCATTAAGCGCAGGCGTTGACCTTTTTAACTTAGGTCTGAATGTTGTTGGCGCAGGGAGCGAGAAGCCGTTCCTTGGGTCTGAACACATGAAGGACTTGATGAACAAGACGGGCGTAACATCAGGCGAAGAGCGCCCAATGATGGAGACCGCACTCAGTTTTGCCAGCCCCACGGCAATCATCAAGGGCGGCATGAAAGCAACAGAGGCGGCAAAGAAAGCGCCTGAGTTGCTGAATAAAGCATCAAGCGCAATGACTTCGAGTAAACTGTCCCCTCTGGCAACAGAGGCGAAGACTGCATCGGCAGGGAAGCCAACAGGAGCAACATATGCAACCAAACAAGAAGGGCCGTTCTTCCGAGTCAGCCCAACCACACTTGACACAAGTAAGGCAAAGAATCGCGGAATTAGAGAAGCGGATGAACTTCAAGGCCAAGCCCCTCTCGGAGGAGGAGCAGGATCGTTTGGAAGCCAAGTTCCGACGCGCCTCGCAGATGAAGAGGTGGCCCGAATAATTGCTGACCCAGTTGCGAATGAGCCGCTCAACATTGCAAAGAAATACACGCAAGAGACTCAGGGCACAGACTTTGTTCTGCCTGAGATGCCTGAGAGTTCGCTTGTCAAACAATCAGCCATAGGCCGCACGCATCAACTTGCGGTAGAGGGTTCCCCTGAGTACAAGACGGCGGTCTTTGACGCTTATGCCCAGCAGATGCCTGATGTGCTTGAGCAGGCTGGCGCAAAGAACTACGACGACCTGATGGAGAAGGCTTACCGCCAACTTGCAAAAGAAACCGACGCCCAATTCCAAGCCCTGCCCTACAACTTTTCGTACCACCGCGCTGGCGAGGGCAACTACAACTCCAGTAAGGAGATGTCAGCAGATGTGCATGGCAACAAGCACCTGTATGTCTTCCAAGGCGGCGATCCCCACGACTTCTTGAACCGCGTTGACCCAGCGTCTGGCCTGAACGAGAACGAGAAGTTCCGCGCCGTTCACGACCTGCTCGGCCACGCAATCTACGGCAACCAGTTTGGCCCCAAGGGGGAAGAGACTGCATGGGCCATCCACAGCCAGATGTACAGCCCGCTGGCGCGACTGGCTATGACGGCTGAGACCAGAGGCCAGAACTCAATGGTCAACTACAGCCCATTGAACGCAAACCTGAAGGCTGAGATTGCTAAGTACGACAGTCTGGCTGACGAGGCCCGTAGAAGGGGCGATAAGGCTCTCCTGAACGAGATCAATGCGGCCAAGCGGCAAGCCTACTCTGGCTTCCAGTTCGCGCCCCAGAAGGCCGTTTTACTACCTCCTGAGTTCCTGAGTACCCAATACGCTGGTGGACTGCCTGATTACCTGCAAGCCGCAAACCGACCCGTTAAGGGAACCGAAACCCAATCGGTTTTGACGCACTTCAGCAATCAACCTGATTTGCAAATGCTAGACCCGAAGAAGTACGGCTCTGGCATCAAGGGGGAGGAGGCCGAGCGCCTGCGCGAGTACCCCGGTGCTGTTCGCGACCGTTCGTACTTTTACATGGGCGAACCCGGCACGGTGACACCAGAACCCGGCCTCGGCGTAAACCGCTACCGTGGTGAGGCGTCTAGCCTGTACGACATCACGCAAGACCCGCTGAACTTCCAAAGACTGGCCCGCGAGTCAAACCGCGTTCCATTCACGGCAAAATACAACCAAGGCATGACCTACCCCTTGCAGGATGCAAACGATATTGAGCGTCTGGTCAAGGAATACGGCTACCAAGGCATGGCAAATCCAAAGGCTACCAAGCCGATGGCTATCATGTTCAAAGAAACACCAGTTCGCCGCCAAGCACGCGGTGGGCTTACATTGATGAAGTGAGAAGACTATGGCAACGCAA